TCCCTTCTATTCTATAAATAGAACCATAATCTGTATCTGGATATTTTTCTACTAAAAAATCATAAATTGAACACCAAAGTCTCTCTAAATCTATTAGTGCAAAATCTTTTTTCTCTTTTTCCACTTTATCACTTCCACTCTCTTGAATATTTTTTATATCTTGTAGCACTTCAGCAAATTCAGCTTTAAATGCTTCAAAATCATCATTGAAATTTGCATCTACGTCCATTCTTGCTTTCTTGAAAGCAGGATTTACGTCTTTGTTTAACATACAAAGGCAATCAAACGTAAAATCAGATACATTATAATATTTATTTTCTCTATCAAATAATGCTTTGACTTGCACAATTTCCATTGATTCATTAAAAGTTGAAACATCAGCTACTTCGGGATATCTCCCACTCCACAAACATGAATCTACAACTAAATATTCTTCACCATCAATATCTTCAAACCTTGCTGTATTAGGTAATACTGCACCATAAGGAACGGTTTTACTATCATGTGATGTTACTTCGCCATCTTCAAAATATCCAACAATAGGTAACATATCTAATTGATTAAATTTTGAAAATATTAAATCTTTTTCAAATTTAAACATATTCGCTACTTGTTCATGTGTCATTACACTTGTTTTTTTAACTGTAAATCTATTATTTAATTTACTATAATCTGTTGTTGTATCTGAAAATTTTACATCAAAACTTATAGATGCATCTTCTATATAATTTTTCTTTCTTGCCACTCTCTCACCACCTCTCAAAATAACATTGTATCTGAAAATTCTATTGTATCGCCAAATTCCTCAAAGTTAATATTTCCCTCATTTAACAATACAAATGGATAATCATTCTTTAATGGGGTGAGTCCTAATTCTATTAGTTTATCAAATACTTCTTCGTCATAACAGTGTATAAAACTCATTTCCATTATTCCACCACCGTCCTACTCTTATCTACACCATTGTTTTGTTGGTCTAATGTAGAATCTGCTTTATCCTCATCATTTTTAGGAGGTCTACCTTCCTTTTTATCACCAGTTGGATTGTAAGCACTCTGCGGTGGTTTTAACATATCTTTAAATCCTAATTCATTCTCATAAGATAATAATGATGCTATTTCGAATTGATTTATTCCTATTGCTGAAAAATAATAAAATGCACTTCCACCTAAGGTAAATTGCTCTTTATAAACGCCAATCATCTTTTCTTCGTTAAAACATGTAATAGGTATAAAATCAATATCAAATAACACTTTTCCTGTTGATATTTCATTGAATTTCTTAAAATACCAATTACGATACTGTGCTAATACTATATCGAATATTCCACCTGTCATTTGATTGCTTGTGTTTAATCCTGCTGTTCCACCATTTTTAGATGAGCTGTTGAAAGCTATTTCAGGTAATGATGATGCGTTGTAGATTCCTGTTAGTCCTGTTTGAACATAATCTATTTTAACTTCTGACTTATCTTTCATTTTTAGTGCTGTTGTTTCAAATGGAGATGTAAATGCCCCACATCCTCCTGTTTTGGCTACTGATGCTAATGTTTTAGATAATCTATCCATTGTTTCATCATCAACCATGAGATTACCATCTTTATCAAACTCTGCTTTTTGCACTAAAATTGTAAACAAATCTAACTCAGAAGATAATTGGTTTAATTCTTTATATGATTCATAGTCTAATAGGTCAGGGAATATTGCACAAAAATAAGGCGTTCCATCTAATGAGAATGTGGTTGCCCTTGCGAAATTTGGATCAAGTTGTTGCCAATTATGATTTCTTGTATCGCCTAAGTTATTTTTTCCTGCTTTGAAGTCATTATATAATTTTTTAAATTCTTTTGGTAGTTGTTTGAATATTAGTTCTCTTTGGGATTCTTCTCTGTATGTTTCGTCAAAATATTTAAAGTTGAATTCTACTATTTTATTACCATAGTTGTCCATTGTTTTTGTACGACAATAATCTGATGGTAGGAATTGTTGAACTGATTTATCATCTACAACTTGTTCGTAAGTGTATGCGACACCATCCAAAAGTGCCTTAATAGTAATATTTAAACAAGTTTCTTCAATTCGTGAGTTTAATACATATTGTCCAATTTTATCATTTACTTTTTTTACGTTTACCTTTTTATCGAATTGGAATCTTGGGTAGATTACGTTTCGATATTTGTGTATTCCTGCGAAACGATGGATTAATTGTCGATATTCACCACTTCGAGTATAGAAGTAATTTGATGCTTGGATTAGTATCTTTATATTTGATTCTGTTTTTGATGATAGTGCTTGTTTTAATTGGTCTTTTGTGTATTCTAATGATGTGTCTCTTATTTTGGTAAAATCTACTGTTGCTATATTTTTATCTATATTCGCAAACGCTTTGTTTATTTGCTCAAAGCGTGAGGGGATTTGTATTTCATCGTAGACTGTTTTTTGTTCTTCCATTAGTTACCTCCTTTCTCGAAGTAGGATGGTGGGGTATAGGTGAAGTTGAAGGATGATTTTTTCTTTTTTATTCTATTAAGTTTTCTTTCGAATTCAGTGGATATTATATAGGAAGCATATGCTACAGCCATATAGCGATCCTTAAAACCATTACTTGGCTCAATAAGTTTAACCTGTCCACCTTCTCTATCTATTCTTGTTAAATTAACCATTTCGTTAATTAAAGCACTCGCTTGATAATATTGTTCTAATATTGACATTTGATTTTCTGGAGTCATTTCATAAAATCCTTTTATTCCAGAAACTATATCTTTCGCATCATTTTCACTTATTAAAAATGCAATTCTATTTAAAGTTAAAACATTTAACATATCAAAATGAATATCAGAATTAAGTTGTGCAGAACCATGTATTGCGTAAATTACAGGTTTAGCATTAGGATAAGTACACCTTTCAGCTAATTTTTCATCATTGATACAAGTCCACGGAGTATTATATTCTACCCCATTATTTATATCTACTATCGGCTTACTTAGTTCATCGAAAATTGCTTGTCCCAATCCTTGACAGTCAAGTACGCAAAAATCAGCATTAAATTCTTCATACATTTTTTTTATTTCTAATGCTTGTTCGTCAACTCTACCACCTATTATTGATTTCATATATGGTACTTCACGCATATAATATTTTGTAACATTGTCACCAACGGTTTTTTGTCTGGGAATTGCTCTCATAATTCCTAATATTGTATGGTCGTTATTGTCGCCTGCCGACATGGCAATATCTGCAAACAAAAATCTTATTTCATTTTCTTCACTATTTTTGTTATTAGATTTAATTTTATCCATATTTACATATTTTTTATTTCCAATAGCTTCTATTTCGTTTCTTGTGTAAAATGGCTTTTTTAATTTTCTACATTGTTCTAATAATTCATATTTAAAAAATGCAGAAGAATCTTGACCAACCCATCTACCTTCAGCTTCCATTTTCCAGCTTATTGGGTTGAATGTGTTTTCCGACATTTGATTCATTATTTGTTTTAATGATTTTATTCCATATTTAACAGAAACCTGATAAGGCAAATCAACTAAGAAATAACTTTTACCTTTTTTCATTTGCTCAAAATAATCTTTAAACTTATCATACGACCAATGATGACAATAATAAGTTGACGATGCATATATTTCTTTGTTTTCTGTCATTGGATAATCTTTCCACTCTGGTAAATCATAGAATTTTGGTCTACGTCTATCAGATGCAAATTGACGTAACACAGAATTTATTACCTCTAGCTTAATGGTTCTATGTTCGTCCAAAATCAGAACGTGACACCTCGCACCCCTCGCATTGTCATTAGCTACTGCTATTTTAAACGAACTTCCACCAACCCATGCAACTCTTGCATCATTTATTGAATCACTTAAATATGAAATTGAACGCCTTAAACATTCACTATCATCATAAAAAGCTTTTATATATCCTATAACTTCCATACACATTCTTTTTTGCCCAGCACTAATTACAATTTTACTCCCTGGGTATAAATTTGCCCAACAAATGACAAAAACTGCAAGCATCCAGCTTTTAGATAATCCACGGGCGGCTAGAAACATATTGTAATCATTATGAAACATTTGATATAATATTATTTTTTGGAATGGTTTTAATTTGATTCCTAAAAAATCTTCTGCAAAAACAAATGGGTAACATCTATAAAATGAACTCCATTCAGATACATGGTCTAAAAAATCTTCAGACACATCTAACTTGTTAACATCAGAAGAAAATATATTTATCGGTTTATTGGTATTCCTAGCCACTCATATCATCCTCTTCTTCATTTTCTTGCGGAGATGATAAATCAGGAGTATATTTACTCAAATCTTTATATAATGCATCTGTAAATTGAGTTTTTTGACCATTAACATCTAATAAATATCCATAGAAATATAATTGCAATAATTCTTTAATTTCATCTTTATTACCCAAATCTCTTTCCCAATCAAACACTGGTCTAGTTGTTTCTATCTTTTTTATAAATAAATCATAAGCCCCTTTATTAGAATTATCTTCTTTCTTTTGAATCGCTTTGATATTTAAATCTGAAGATAATTTAGAAATCATATCAACAACTTTAGATAAATCTGCAACCCTATCGCCATTGCCTATCATAGTTCTTTTCATAAGTTCTAATTCGCATAAAGTCTTATAATCTGCCTGTTTTTTATAATCCATTAAATCTTCATCTTCGTTTTGCATAAAATTGTCATACATTTCTTGCAATTCAAAATAATCTTCGTTTTTCTTACCATGCCCCCAAAAACTTTTCATATAATCAGTTACTTCTTTATTGCTAACTTCTTTAATTTTACTATTTAATATTTTTTCATGTTCAATTTGAATATCAACAGTATCAGAATATTTACAATTTTTATATTTAGGTTTTAAATTAATTAAAGATATATATTTACCTAAAAATGTTGCATTAGTTATTTCTGGATTATTTTTTACTTCCATAAAAACAGATTCAATTAATGGTTTGTCTAATTTTCTTAGTGCATCTTTAATACTTTCCATTGTTACTGTTTTTAAATTTGGATCAATTGAAGATTTTCTTAGGCAAGTTTTACAAGTTGTACAATATCCATCATATTGTTCATATTCTTCTCTCGAAGATTTATAAAAATTGCTTAATGCTTTTGGTTTATCACTGCAACCACTACTACATATTATTGTTTTTGATGTTTTTTTATTTTTAGAACTTGCCATCTAATCACCACTCTTTTATATTCTTTTTAATTTATTTATTCATCAATGTACTCCCATTTTAACTGTTCGTTTGTTACAGGATGTCTGCCTGCATGTTTCCTTTTACCTTTACAACAATCTATTATATTACTAACACCTCTTAAATTACACCATTCACAAGCACTTGTTAATGTAGGAAATACTTGTCCTGTATTTAAACATTTTACTTTTCTTGCTCTGTCGTTAATATATTCTGGCTTTTCATAAATTTTATTTTTATCATAAAACGACCATTGTAATCTTTCACCAGTTATGGGATGTTTACCTGCACTTTTTCTTTCTCCTCTACAACAAGTGGTTATAGTACCATGTGTGAGATTATATTTTTCAAGTGCTTCATCTTCACAATTAAAAATTTCACCAGTATTTAAACATATGATTTTTTTGGCGTTAAGACTGTTAGCACCTTTAGATTTTCCATTTCTTCTATGACTTTCGGCTTGTTTCGCATGAAGTATTTTCCTTTCTTCTTCACTAAAACCAGAATAAGGATTTGCATAGCCCCCTTCAGCGATATTATATAGTTCCTCACATTTTTCAGTTCCATATAAATCTATCCAATATATTTCTCTTTCATTTAATAAATTTTTATTGCACTTTTCTATTATATAAAATTTAAAATTATTTTCTTTATATTTATTCCATGCAAACTGTAAATGTTGATTGTCATGAATATTTCGATTTAACTTACTTTTATGACCATAAAACCTCATCTGTATATCAACTGATTGACCTATGTATTTTCTACCGTTTAATATGTTTTCAATACAATATATTCCACATATTCTTTTTCTTTTCCCCATCTTTAATACCCCTTTACAATTTTCTAATTTTAATTTACTTTTTATTATTTAATTTCCATTCCAACAAAACACCATTAAATTTATTACCCCTTAAAAATAACCAAAACGTATCTTTGCTTTTTGGATCAAGTGCAATAAGTTCATATTCAAATCCCTTTGACATTAAATAATCTTTTAATGGAACGCTAAAACACCTATAATATTTTTCTTTAAAATTCATATTTAACCTCTTTTACTATCTTCTAACGATTCATAAATTTCTTTTATTGCATTTTCCAATTCTTCTGTAACTTCGAAATAAACTACACTTTTATATGTGCATTTCTCGTTAATTACAGGACAAATGAATTTTTTATCTTTATTGATGTCACAAATCCTAAAATTTCTACGCAACAATTCACTCATAACATAGAAATCTCTCACACATCGAACATTTTCATCTTTTATCTTCTCTTCCATATCAATACCGTCTTTTTAATTTACTTTTTAAAATTTATATCATAATGACAAACTATACCATCTTCATCACATACACAAACAAGCTGTTGAGGCTGTCCCACGATTCTTTTTTGTACGCAATAAGAATCTGTGCTTTGGAAACTTCCAGCCATTATTAATTTAATATTTTGAATATAGTCCGATTTATTTCTATGTTTATGTCCTAAACATACAGCATATACAGGTTTATCTACCATTGAAACTAAGGACAATACCTTATAATTTGAGTCGTCATAATCACCATGTGTATTTAAGTAATTTTTACCACGTATGTTTAATAAATACATACTTGCATCCAATTTATCATCGTTAATATGTATGTTTTTAACATTCTGCAATCTTGCCTTTAAATAAAATTCAACTAAATCATCTAATCTTTCATCTTTTGGAGAATCCTCTTTTTTATCTAATCTTGAATGATTACCAGCTACACTTGAAAATATTACATTGTCAAAATGTTGACTTAACTCATATAAAAAATCTGATATTAATTCAGAAACACCCATCAATTGTTGGACTACATTTTCTTTATTTTCTAATTGAATCACTTTGTGGGAAATTCCTGAAATCAAATCCCCGTTTGCACAAACATAACAATTCTGTGAATTATGCCTCTTTTGTATTTGAATAATTTTATCTAAATATTCCTCAAACATATCCCTGCAAACATCTGAATTGTAAGTATTCCACGCATTATCAATCCAAATTCCGTAGTGCATGTCGTTCAGCGATACCATTAAATCATTATCAGTTGGAACAACTTCTTTATGTATATAATTTAGTTTTGGTAAGTTATTATTAATAGTCGAAACTATCAATTCATTTAATTCTTCTTGTCTAGCTCTTTCTCTAATTAATTTATTAAAAGCATTACGCTGATCTTGAAATTTAACCTTTTCTTTTTGTAATTCAATTTTCTTTTGTTCTAACTCTCTCAATAAATCATCTTCAGTAAAATTATCTTCTACTTCAATATCTATATTTTTAAGCATTTCAGAAATCACATAAAAACTTTTACGAAAATTATCAGAAGAATATTCTTTATCAATTAAAGCACTTCCCCACTCAACATAATCTATGTCGAGCGTTCCATCAGCTTTACCATTAGTTATTCTTTTGGCATAAGCTAAATAACTTTCTCCATCTCTTCTTTTTATACTCATCTTTTACCTTCTTTTAATTATTTTTAGGCGTGGCAAAATAGGTATACAAACGTACACCTACTCGCCACTACTCCCGTTCCCATCCCGAAGAACGTTTCAGCCCCATACAAGAACAGCCGAAGCCATTCTTGAAGGAGGAGTTATGAAAATCGGTCTTGAGTTGCTCTTGTATAGGGCTGAATTTGTTAAGCAGAAAGCGATTATTCACCGCAATCAGAATCCTTTTCCACACGTGGCAGATAGGTCA